TATGCTGGTTCTCTATGTGCTTCTCTTCTACTTCCATTGCTTCTCCTTGAGCTTGGCTTCCAAGTTTCGGACAATGCTAAACACCATGCCAATCTCAATTTTCCATTCTGGATTGAACCCAGCCAGTATTGTTTGCTTGCCAATCTCCTCATCCGACAGCCCTACCCACGGTTTTTGCGCTGGCTGTGCCAATGCTTCTTTGATGGAAGCGATGGCTTCATTTCTTTTGCAATCCATGTGCCATAAATTCCCCTTAAATTGCAACACATCAAGCGCCAGCTTCAATGCTTCACGTTCCATTGTTCTAGGCTCCTGCGTTGGCTGTGTGTGATGCACAAGGTACATCCCTTCCTCGTCCAGCGCCGCTGCCTTTTTGCTTTGATATCCTGTCATGTGTTACTCCTCGGTATTTCAACGCTGATGCAGGTGCCTTCCAGTATGGTTGGCTTGCCCGCATCTTTAGCCATGTTTGCTAAGTGCATCTTCTGAACGTCAATAGCAACCCTGCACACTTGCTCGGTCTTGTAAATGGCTTGTGACTGCATGAAGTTGCAAGTGTCGTCAATGCACATGAACACAACAGGGATAAAGATAATCATGTTGTTTCCCTTTCGCGGATTGCTTCTGCTGCTACTTCAAGCGCCGCTTTGCGTATGTCATCACAGCGGTTAGCCATCTGTATGCACACCTTAGAGCATTCTTCACGCTCATGTGCTGCTACCAAGTTAGCAAATTGCACCCAAGCGTTATCAAGAACCCAGTTGTCCATGCCGCCTTCATGCAGTCCGTTGTCAGCCAGTAGTTGCATTACTTGTTCGTTGTTCATATCACTTCCCCCAAATCGCAAAGGCAACCATTGTCAAGCCAGCAACTACAAACATCAAAGCAATCAATGCTTTGAAGGTATCGGCAAAGTCTTCCAGTGGGTCAGACTCAAGCCCGTTGTTGGCGTAAGTCTCGTTGATACGTTTGATATCTTCTTCAGTCATTTGGCACGCTCCTTGAGCATTGCGTCTGCCCATATGTAAGCGGTTTGACAACAATTATCAATGTCTGCTGTCCCCATAAGTTTTTGCATAGCCAGCCCCGCCCAGTAATCACGCAAAGTCATGGCAGTTACCATGCCGCCGTTCTTAATGTTCCATTCGGTGTACTCTTTTGATATCGTTGCGTTGTCTTTCATTTGTATTCCTCCAGTCGTGCGTTAAGTCGCGTGATTCGGGTCATGTTGTAGTCCACGATTGACTGGGCGTACTCCACCGCAGTCTCGGCGTTTAGTTTCTCAAGGTGCGCGTCAGCTAGTTCAGCGGCAATCATCTCAAGGGGCGTGGGTTTCTTGAAGGGTTCCTTCATTAGTTCCATAAATCGTACTTTTCTCATTTGATTTCTCCTAAATTAACATTCACCATAACTCTCACCATGCTTTGCTTCGCATGCCACAGGTAAACCCTTAGCCCAATCGGGAGCCACGGACATGCGCTCGACGATATAAGCTAGAGCCTCATCTAATTCCTCTGCGGGAACTACACACACCGCCGCATCGTGGACTGTCAACGCCACACGATACCGCTGGTTAATTTGGAGCATCTGCTCGCCTACAACAATCCGAGCCAAGGCTTGAACTACGTTTTCAACTAGCGAGCCTCCCCATAAGGAAACAGGTCCTTTACGAGACTTGTATTCGTATCGGCTTTTAGATTCTTCAGTGTTGAGCTTGAGGTCAGGATAACGAATCATCAAGCCGTTCGGTAGCGTGATGCCCTCCTTAGTCACCTTCAGACACTTATGCTCTCCGTAGTAGTACGGCTTGATGTCGTCACCCCAATTGGCTAAGTCTTTGATAACCTTATCGCCCTCGCGCCACAACTCAATAACCTTGTCATTAGCTTCGCGGTATGTAGTAACGTATGTTTTAGCCTCTTCTTCTGAGACGATTGCTCCCGGCGGTGAAGTCTTTAGCGTGTGCTGTAACTTTAATGCGCCAGTCCCATAACCAAGGCCAAGGATGCAAGTCTTGCCAACGAACCTCTCAACGGGGTCAGCCTTACTGATAGGTCGGTTGTATATCTTGGTAGCAAACAGTGAGTACACATCCTTACCATCAGCAAACTGCTGAACCACATCGGCTTGACCAGCTAACCACGCAAGCACCCTAGCCTCAATCTGAGAAGAGTCACAGTTGATAACCACGTAGCCATCGGGCGGAATGACTGCGTTCTTAAGAGCCTTCTTCTTTTTATCTCTTGAAGGAAGGTTCTGAAAGTTCACCTTGTCTGAGCCAGCCCAACGGCCTGTGTGCGCGCCGTAATACTTGAGTGGAATCGGCAGGTATCCCTTGTTGCGTTTGCCAACATTTATGAATCTCTCAATGCGTGATTCTTCTATGGTGGATTTAGTGCCTAGCCTTACCGCACATAGCTGCTGAATGAACGGGTCTTCATGCTCTGTCAGCGCCAAGAACCCTTCGTCGTTTTTCGCCAGCGCAAGGGTATGCTTACCTGTGGTCTTGCTCTCTTTCATAGGCGCTTCGATGCCGTACTCAGCTAACAAAACAGCAAACTGTTTATTACTTGCCAGCTTCTTGCGTACACCTTCTGCGTCATGGCATTTGAGTTTCTCCATCAGCCCTTCAAGCAATGCACGTTTCTCTTCTTCCAGTTCAATAGCCCTGTCTTGCAAGAGTGCATCATCCACCATGAACGCTGGATGCGTAAACATACGTAGCGTCATATCAATAAGCGCTAATTCATCTGTTGGGAACACGCTCGACAATATCTTCCAAAGCCTATGAGTTAGTTCAACGTCGTTGATACAGTAGTTGCCGTATGTAGCAAGTTCCTCATCAGTAAAGTCCTGCCTACGCTTGCCCTCGGCGGCTACAACCTCATTGCCTTTTTCGCCGATGCCATAGCGCAAGGCAAGTGATGCCAGTGACCCACCCGCCTCAACTCCGTGGAGCGCCCTAGCCATGCACAATGTATCTAACATGAGCATAGGAGTGATACCGAAATGCCAGCTAAGAATACATCCATCGAACAAGGTGTTGTGACAGAGCAGAGCATTAACGTCCCACGTGTACGTGAGGAGATGATTACGTATCTCGTCCTTAGTCCCTGAGAACCAAGTAGTCGGTGCATCACCTACCTTCACGCCCACGCCTATCACCTCAAAGCGGCGGTCACGTACATACTCCTCAGTGGTTTGAGTCTTAAACCCCAGCCCCTTAGCGTAGTAGGTCTCAAAGTCAACGGTTATTATTTGCATAGGGGTTATACATCGCTTGTTGTGCCGCTGCGTTTTGCGTCGTCATTGGGTCTCCATACACCCCTCGTGGGTCATAAATACCGTTATTAACTTTGTTTAGCATCTGCCGCTGCTTAGATGCAACTATTCTTGCGACCTCGTTTTGAAACCCAGTGACTTGTTCCTGTACACCATATTCTCCTGACAGATGCTTAAGAACCTTCTCATTGAAGCGCTCACGTTCCATCTGAGTTATTGCGCCTTGCCACGCTTGTACTTCTTCTTGAGTGAAATGTTGCGCGTAGTCATTTACTAGGCTTGCCCATTTAGACATCTCTTCGGGGTACTCTTTGATACGCTCTAGTATTATTTCTAATCCTGATAGCATGTTTATCTCCTTAAATAACAAATCCATTAGCTACAAAAAAAGGCATGGCGAACCATGCCTTAAAGATTACTTAAGTGACTGCAACTTGAGTGCGTACCAGACCATCTTGTCTACGTCCTTACCCGCATCCTCTTTGTACCCTGCGCGGCTTGTGTACTTCAGCACATTGCCCTTCAAGTACCCGCGAAACTCTTCGGGGCTTAGCTTCGCTTGGATGTAGTCGATAGCCTCAATGCCACCTATCTTGTAGTACGGCGGCGAATTGACCATATCAGGAGGGAGCATAGCTAAGGTCTCACCCACCTGTGGCACACTAGCTATGAAGTCAGCTTGACGCTTCATCGGCGCTTTCTCCATTCGTGATTTAGCGTGCCTGTGTATAGCGTTCGCTTTTTGAAGTATTAGGTAGGCGTAGTTCATAGAGCACGAATACTTTTCCGCTACGTAAGATGCTTTTAAATCAGGGTTTAGCTTTAGTGTCTGCACTAGTTCAGCTATTTTTTTTACTTGTTTAGTTTGTTTAGTTTGTTTCATATGCCTTCTCCTTCTTTAGATGGCGTTTAACCGATACGATGCCAGCGGATTCTGACCTCGCAATCAACATAGAGTCTGCAAGTAGGTACGCTCGTTTAGGTATGTCTTCGTCATAAACTCCTTTCATCAGTAGACCCAACATAGCCAAGCCAGCGTGTACCTCACGCAGTTGCTCCAAATCATTCTCATTCATATTGCTAACCTTATAAGTTGTTCTGTTAGATGTACATTCGTCTCATCTATCACCAGCGCCACGCCTTTGCATGACTCGATGTCCCTTAAGTTTTTCAATTGCAAAGCCGTGGGCTTGTTGCCGTTAGCCTTGCACTCGATACCAATAAACCTACCCTCGTAGCAGACAAGGAAGTCAGGCACGCCACTTGACCCATAGCCTCCGGTTGCAGGCATAGCGTAGTAAGCGCCCATG